TACCTACAAATATAATACCTTCGTCATCACTTACTGAAACTCTATCCCCGACAGCATAGTCTCCAAGTGTATTACTATCTAAGAATAACTCGTAAAGATCATTACCCAGATCTTTAAGTCTAATAATATTTGTACTATAAACTCTGTTATTTTTTTCTAAAAATAAATTTCGGTTAAGAATATCTTCTGCACTACCATCAATAAGAGTTACCCTAATGGATACCCTTTGTTCCCAGATACCATCTGATGCTCTTAAGACGTACTCATACGGGTAATTAAGTTCTACCTTTGTATCGTATAATATACTAAATAATAATTTAAATGATAACTCACTACCCTTTGACGTATAAAGGTCATTTATTCTTTTAATTAATAATGGTTTATTTGCTAATAAAGAAGGGCTGATAGAAGTAGCATAGTTCTTAAGAAAATACTGTACAAAAGAAGGAGCGGTTCTATCAATATCAGAATATTGCAATGCATTCTGAATAAGCTCTTGTGATGATTGATCCTGCTCTAGGAATTCATAGTATGCTTCTAAAAACGAAACAAACGTAGAATAATCTGAACGAACAAATTCCGGGAGCTGGCTTTGAACCAGCGTCGATAATTTTTCTTTAATACGAGTACTTGCCATTACTCAATAACTGCAGTAGCGGTGACAGTTACTCCAGCCTCTCTATTTGCTAATGTAAATAGAGAACTATCATCTAACAAAATAATTTGATTTCTTTCGGCAGTAATGTTGTAGGCTACTTCTTGTAAAGAAGCAGTTAGCTGTATTTCTGTTTGTCCAACGTTAAACCCGGTTGGTGTTATACCGTCAATAGATACATCCCCAGTAAGATAACTAACGGAACCAATATTAGGATTAACAATAGCTTCTGTTAATGCGTTAAGTAACTGTAATGTACCTGTACCTTCAAAATTAGGAGGATTATCATCTGCTTTATCTTTAATATAAACTGAGGTTTGAGTTCCGTTTAAACTAATAAAGAATCTAGTTGATCGAATTTCACCCGGGTGTAGCTTATTGAAGAACTTAATTTTATTGCTATCGGTGTAAAAGTTAGTATCATTAATAACTGGTGTAAATCTTCTTTGTAGATTTAACTCGGTTGTTATACTAAGTATTGAGCTATCTAAGTTCATTAAATACCTAGTTAGCTGAGAAGAATAAAAACTCTTATTGAATTGGGTAACCGTACTATTCATAAAAGTAGTAATACCGTTTGTTACTAAAGTCTTAATTTGTTCGGAAGTATATGTTGTGAGATTAGGATTAAAATTAACACTTACTACGACGTTTAAATACAAAAAGATAGGGTCGACAAATTCAGGGGTTACCGATATAACAGCTTTATTAGCTAAGATAACGTCTCTTAAATTTTCTTTCAGTGTAGATGAGATAGCATAACCGCTAAACGGTTTAAGCGATATTAATACCTTGCCATAGAAGGGGGGATCATTAGTCTCACCACCCCACACAATTACAGACTCTGCCTCAGTTACTTGAGCTTTAATATACGACTCATAATCATCAGTTGTAATTAAGCGATTTTTTGCAGCATTAAATTTCGGTGCATTAAATTTAATAGAGGTAATAGTTTCTTCATCAGCCCCGCCGGTTGAATTGCTGTTAACCGTAATAGATATATCACTGGAACCACCAATTGTACCAGCAGCTGCAAATGACTGAGTGATAGAACCAGATACGTTTACAGTAGCACCACTAACAGCTAGATACTGAAGTGTAATAATATTACCAACAGAAAGGGCTTTGCTTATAATATCATCACCAAAATAAATTTGATAATTACCCATGGGGGTTTGTTCCAGATAAAATACTCTACTGGAGCTGGTTAAACTGGAAATATCAGTAGCTAGGTTATAGGTTAGCGTAGAGGTATCAGTAGCAGATGTTTGAACTATGACTTGTAGAGTTGTAGTGTCAATATTAGCCGTAGGAATTTCATATTTAGCGTCAGGTGTTGTATTTGTAACAACATGTATGAAAGAAGTTAATGTACCTTCAGTTACTTTAACCCCTGAGAACGTGTAATTTGAACCTGAACGTGTTGCTGTATACGCAGTAGTAGTTAAAAAGGTATATGAGGTTCCACCAACCGTTGATGTAAATGATGTAAATTTATCTAGTGTAAGTACAGATGGTAATCCAGTTGGATTAGTTACTATAATACTAAGATCTGCTTTTGCGCCTCTGATCGACCTGGGTGTATAACCTAAATGTTTAGCTATAGAAACGGCTGAAGATCTTTTAACAGCTGAATCTAAGAACATCTCGTTCATTAGCATGTTGGAAAGATATGCGTTGTAATGGGTATTGTATGCAAGAACATCTAGCAATACCGAAAGACTTGACCCCTCAAAATCGTAGTCTGTAAACTGAGACTGAGCATTCAAGAATGTTTTTAGGTTGGTCTTGATCTGATCAAAATCAAGTTCTGAAATTCTTAAGTTAGACATTATCTTACTCTTGTTAGTAGTGTTGTTAAAGTAATGGGTCTGTCAGAGTTATTAAGTCTAAAAATTATATCACAAACAATATCATTATTATCTGCTTTCTCACTTATTTTAACTTCCAGTACCGTTACTCTTGGCTCAAACTTATCAATTGTGTCTATTATAGTCTTTTTCATAACCTGTACAGTCACAGGGTTAAAATTTTCAAACAAAAGACCATGTATCTGGCAGCCAATTTCAGGATGAAAGGGGCGCTCATAGTTTCTCGTAGAAATTAAATTTCTAAGAGATTGCTTAACTGCTTCCTCATCATTCTTTACTGTAACATCAGCCGTAACGGGATGACTGGTAAAAAGAAGATTGAAATCTGTATATTGTCGGGTATTTCTAGTAGCCATGTTTATATTTATGCCGTTTTACTAGCCTGCAAATACGGTAGGAGACCCTTGGGTAATAACGTTGTCATTGTATAGATCGCCTATTCTACCTATACCTTTTCCACCAACAAACACTTTACTTGAAAAAGTAGAGAGAGTGGCTTCATCTATTGGCGTACACCCAGGTAATGGATGTGGGGTAACTTTATTACCCTGCACAACGACCAGTATGCTGTTTACATATACTTTAACACTGTTAACCTCACCAACAGTTGTTTTTAAAGGCATTCGGCATTTGAAGCCTGATCCGGTTGGAGATAATACAGAATCTCCTTGTCTTGATACAGCTGGCATTTAAGGTCCTAATTCTCTTAATGTATTAATATTAGTTACAGCGGTTTGATAACTCCACACAATCCATTGTCCAATATTAGCTTGTAGCGTTACGTTTCCTGTCTCGCCAGGACCTGTAACACTGAACGCATACTGAACATTTTCAGTTACAGGGTTTGGCATTTCATACCGAACTAATGCTTTAAAATCGCTTGTAGTATCTGGCGGTAAAAACTCTAGGGAATTATCATCAAGTACAAATTGATAATATTCACTATCAAAAGGACTTGGAAAAATACCAGAAAGCCTGACCCCTCCACCCAAATAAGTAACGTTTATACCTTGTGCAGCAAAGTCATATAATGCCGTTACCGAAGTTGCTTGAGCTGATACATTACCTTCAGGCATTATAGGGTATACAATGTTAAAACCTATATCAATTGAAATGGTTTGACCACCATATATTGTCGGTAAATACAAATTAGGAGCAGCAGATTCCCCGTCATTTGTTAAAACTGCTGCGGGGTCAGGACTAACTGTTACAAAGCCAGTTGCATTGGAGGTATTTATTGTTACAGTTTCATTTGCCATTATGCCAACTGGGTTAAACCATCTGAATGTTTCTTATGATTAAAGAAAGTAAGTACCTGTGTACGATTCTTCTCAACTGAATAGGAAACGTGAATCCAAGGGTTTTTAGTGTAATTACAAAACTCTAATATTAGCTGATCATACTTTAATACCTTGGCCAGTTTAATAGCAATTTCATAATACTCTGCTTTTGTTGCCCCTTTAAATTGAATATCAACTCCTTGGCCTTTAGGGTGTTGAGATGTCTTGGCATTTGAAGCATTACCTGGATTTCTAAATGCAGAGGTAACAAACATATTAGGGTACAGCTTCTTGACAGGTTCAAGAACGTTTAATGCGACTGCCTGAAGGTTGTATACAACGTCACCGTATGTAAGACCGCTGTGTGCAACAATTGAATCACGTGTTACCGCGGCTTTATTAGAAAGCATTTCTAAAGTAAAGTTAGGAGAAAGATTATAATTACCAGGTAATGCAGTAACAGACTTTAATTTAACATCTGGTTCAACTAAATTTCTTTGTGTAGATTGAACGTCAGCAGAATCAATAGGTACTGGTGTAGCTTCAATACCAGCAGAATTAGCATAACCTTCGCTAATAATTACATTCTTTTGTTTAGTATATTCTTCCGGTGTTTGCGCTTCTTCTTCTAACAGTATAGATCTATTATCAGCCAGGGTCATTGCCTGGGGGTCATTGACGTCCACCTTGACAATGTCTTTACGACCAGACATAATACCAATGTTGGAAATAGCTGCATCGTTAGCTGCCTTACTCGGTTGTGAACCAGACGAGGTGCCAGAGTTCATATAGAAGTTATCACCATCATTATTGATATCACCACCAGCTTTGTTATGGATAGCACTCTCTACTTCTGTAAATTTACTACCGCCAACTTTTTCATATAAACTACCGCCTGTCTGATGGTAGCTGGTACTAGTATTCTGATACAAGGTAGTTGCAGATGCATACAAATCAACATTAGCTTTAAAATGCATTTCTTCTGAAAATAGTCTTAAATCAACATTTGACTTTAAATTCATATCTTGATATGCTTGTATGTTGACTTTATTACCTGTAATATTAACTTCTTCCGTAGCAGAAAGATTTAAAGTACCCCCTGCCATGGCAGTAATATCATTATGACATGTTAGGTTTACGTCTCCTTCGACTTCGATATTTGCATCATTGCCAACAAATATATTACAAGCACCGCTAATAGAAATGTCTGCGCGGCCTGCGATAGATATTTTACCATTTCGATCAATAATTTCATAAGAAGATCCTTTTGTTCTTTTAACCATAGACCCGTTGGCGTCAATTTCTACAAACGTACCAGATTTATGATATATGTGTATTCGTTCAGACCCATGGGTATCATCTACTTCGATGATGTGACCGGATTCAGTTTGTGTAACTTTATTAAACGGGTACTGAGCACGATAGGGAGATTCTGGTTGATCCCAGGCTTCGCCCCCGGG